CCCCCGAACTTATAACTCTCAGTGCGAGAGAAAGTGAAAACAATCACCGATTTTATTTGGACTCAGATAATCGTTTTAATAATTTGTCTGGTACTGTTAGACTTCAATTCACATCTCCCACTATTTTTAAAGCCGAAGCTTCCGTTATTACTAATCTATATTTAAAATATCAGGCTGAGAAATGGCAAAGCCTCTTAGAACAAATCAATTATGTAAATAGTATCAATTTACACTTTACTGGAGATTGCATTTCGGTTCAAATTACTTCAGTTGAAGAAGAAGTTTATTGGGCTACACTCCGGTTACTTTTTGGATTCAAGAACAAAGAATTTGAATTAGATGTGAAAATTTGGAAACAAATATTGGAAAAAGAAAGGGAGAGTCTTGAAACTAATTTGAAAGCTCCACCTCACCAACAAATCGGTGATATACTTTATTCTGGTGTTTTGCCAGATCATTATATACCGATTAAAACAGCCCTAGAACAAGTTAGGAAGTTAGAAAATGTAGGCGAAACTGAAACTAGAGAAAAAATTCAACAATATTTAACCATTTTCTTCGGTGCGTGTGAAATTACCGGACTCTATGGTGGTAATACAAATAGTAATTTAGCTCAACAGTTATCAAATTGGTTGTCAGATCAGGTGGTTTTATCATCTAATCAACTTGAAAGAACTATAAATATGGATAAAGAATATTATTTGATTAGGCAAAGTAGTGAATCATGGGAATGCAACTCCTGTTTACAGTATTGCATATATTTAGATACATTTAAACGTGGAGAAACTATTGATTTAGAACAAAAAGTGGCATGTACTATGGTTTTGAGTTCAATGATGGGTCATCTTTACTTTGATTGTTTGCGAACTAAGAAAAAATTAGGTTATATTGTTAATTGCCGGTTAGGAGCCCTAAATGGAGACCAAAAACTGCGTCAATTATTTATGTGTTTCCAAGTACAGTCGCCAGTTGTTAAAATTGAAACTTTACTCACTGAGACCGAGACTTTTATAGATGATTTTAGGAATCAATTGTTACATATGCCATTACCGGTTTTCTTACAGATGAAACACTCGATCGCCAATAAAATTAGTGAAGAGGACAAAAATATGGAAATGAGACTTGATCGCTTGTTCCACCATCTTTCTTCCACACCGAACAACCAAGAACCTAATTTTTTAACACATTTAAAGATTGCCAAAGCCTTAGAAAATTTGGCCCATAGTAGTTTGGTTGAGTATTTTGACAAACGATTCGGAAATAACAAGAAAAAAATAGTAGCTGGCATCAATGCTCTCTAAATTGGACGAATAAGTCTACCAAATTTGCATGAAAGTAATAAGTTATTTTCATGCAAATTGTATGTTTAACTAAGTGTTGATAAAAAATCTTGATATAACTGTTCCAGATTATCCACCACCGATGTTTCAATTTGTTCAAATGACTTTTGGTCGATTAACTGACGAATTCGAAATAGATAACCACGTAAATATTCTCTAATAACCGTTAAATAATAATAAGAAACCCATTGACTTTCATGGACCACTAATAATTCATCAGTATTGTCACCCTGTCGGATATTATGATTTTCTGGGTAATCTTGATTTAAATGCACTAGTTTTAACAAGTCATATGACAAAATTCGGTAAAAATTCATGTTATTTTCATCGCTATACTTTTCAATCAAATTAATTATTATACCGTCAGTTAACATAATACAATTTTCTTCGCCGAAATTATGAAGTCTAATTGATAGATTGGGTCTAGATATTGGTGGGACAGGTGGTGTTATTGGTTTAGGTATCAATTTGATTGGATATTTTTTGGTGATTGCCTTGGTCTTTTCTAATTCCAATTGTAGTTTGGCTAATTCGATTTCGTGTTTTTTATACTCTATCATCAATTTCAAGGTTTCGGATTCTGTACCTTGAAAAGAAATAGGATTAACTGGAACTGTTGTTAATGGTAAATGACCTAAACAGACTTTTTTTTGGAGATGGTAAGTTAGATACCGTTTTCGTTTAAACTGTCTATGACATAAATTGCAGGTTAGTTGACCACCCAAATTTAAGGTTTCAGAGCTTTGTGTAGCATTTTCCATACATAATCTGTAATTATAAAAAATAATACAAAAGAGTTCATTTTTATTTACTTTAAGTCTATCTATGGTTGTAATACTATAATTAGTTTTAGAGAATGTCAACTAGAAGGACAACTGTCACCCGAAAACCTCAGAATTTTCATCGTTATTCGAAAACCAACCCCGATCTAATCACTGTCTGCCCTATTCCTGGCTGTTCTCGCGATTTTACCGTCTCTAGAAGTAGGACTCCCACTAGAGGAGTTGATATATCTCACTATATCAGTCATCTAAATAGTGGACACTGTCGGGAGCAACAAATAATAGCGAATTGGGATCAATTGGTTCAGGCTGTTGATACTTTACCGGAAAGTTATTATTCTCAAAGTCGTAATGTGGTTTGGGATAATAAAACAATTTCAGTAGAAGATATGCAAGAAAAAACGGAAAATGATTGTATTCTTGACTCAGTTTACCAGTTGCAAAGCAATGACTTACTTCGGTATAATTATCCAACTTCACTCAATATTTTTCTGGCTATCTCTTTGGCTTGTCAGATCGGAATTTACTATTTATACTAAGTAAGTACCAAAAATTTCACCAGGAGGATTGGGTATTTTATGGTTATTGTGAGTTTCAACTGTGTGTACAATCGGAGGAATATTAGCGGAAGATTGTAACTGAATAGTAGTGAAATCGTGATGTTTTTTTCTTCTTGTGGTATAATCACTGTGACCCAGTCGTAATTTAATAATTTCAGGGTTTCTCCCTCCTAAAGCATCGAAAAAGAAGTCCTTTCTCAGCAATGATGAGAGATTAATGTCATCGAAATCGTCACCTATTGGATTCTCTAATCTTCCCTGAATCCGGAAAAGGGCTATCAGACTAACCATAATACTAATAGTTAGAAGATAAGCTAAAACACTAGCATTTGTACTAGTCTTTATATAACCAGTAAATAATGGTGTTAGAAAGATAGTGTTAAGATAAATTAGAGCTTGTAAAAAATATTTAAGGGAAGTTGATGCACCATAATCGATAAATGTTCGAAAGCTTTCGAAAGACTGAGCGAGTTCTAATAAAGAACTTGTCATGCGTTCGACGGATGGTTCACTCTCATCCTTACTCAAAAAATATATTAGCCAATGAAGTCTACTAATCTGACAATATGCATGTTGTAAATAGGCTAGACGTTCCTCTTCATGTTTTGCAAATGGGTAACCCTTACAGCTGTCTAGAAATCGCCCAATTTCTCGATGAATAGAACGAGTTAGTTGATGTGATTCTTTATTAGTCGGATCACATGTCAAATAATTATTAAGTTGATTATGATTAGCAGCTGCCGAACCTAAAACGAGATTAATAACAGATGTTCTTAATCTAGCTATAATACTGAGCATTTCCGAGCGCCGACTAAAACTATTACCCATAGCATAAGTTAAGGGAAAGAGAATTAGGGTGATAATAGTACCTATATCTGGTTCATAGGTGACATTATAGTAATCCCATACAATCACAAGTCCAATTGAAAATAGAATAAAAATTAAGTCGACTAAATGAAAAAGAGTTAATAGTTGAGGCACGGAAAACAAATTTTTAAGTAGTCTTTGTTTCAACTTAAAATCATTATTGCAACTAATGCTTTTAGGTTGATTATTGAACTCTGATCTTTCGAAATAAAGGTCCAGTAACTTTTGCGATTGTCTCTCAGGTTCTGATCGACGTAAACGGTCGTTCAATAGTTCTTCTACCTTTAATAATTTTGACTCTTCTCTTTCCATAGATATCGTAACTATTTACCTTGAATTGAGTTTAAGCGGCGATTGACGCTTATTTAATAAAAATTAAGAATTTCAAGAATATTTTTTCTTTCAAGAATCCAAGATATTCATATTTTTCAAGAACATCATAGGTCAATATAGATAATTGATATTGAAACAAATCGCAGAAAAAATTTGACAGTTTTTCTAATTTTTATAATTTGGAACTCTTCTAGTATATCATAATGGACGTTGAACTATTGCCTCACTCCTATTTGAACGACCGCTATAGAAGTTTAGGTATTACCAAGGAAGTCGATATTCATAATTTCCAACCAGTGGCTTTTACCGGATATGGAATTTCAACTGTTTTTAGTCTAAAGAAAGTGATTGATAAGAGTACCCCAACTTTCGCACCCAAATCAAGTATGCGACTAGAAGATTACGAGCAACTAGATTCGGCAGGGAATACTTATCTGCACGATTCTTACCAAAATTTTTATCGTCGCAAAAATCAACTCAACTACTTTTTACCTGATCGGAAACATCAAGAATATCAACAAAAAAGCGGATATGGAAAAGTAGTAGTGGCTAATGAGAAAGGAGAAAGAGTTTATAATGGAGACGAACACACCCAATTGTTGACTGACAGATTGGGTTATCTACCAATTAAATCATCATCCAGTTACATAGTCGATAAGATACGTAATGTTAGAGTACCGCTAGACCAATTGTGGATATTTTTTGGACATATTGAGGGAGACCGAGAAATTCTTGATAATATCAAACAAATCATCCCTATTGAAAACACATCGACACTTCTTCGTCATGTTACCATATCTAACGATCTCAAAGTCGTATACTCTGATCTTGATGAAAAGGGAGCACCACTCTGGTATAATATAACTAGCCAATGTGTTCCAACTTATAACGAATTAGGCGTTGCCACAAACTTAGATGATAATATGCTTTTTCCATATGATACTCTTTTTACTAGTTTGAAACCTGGACAACGTATATTGGTTCACTGCCGATTGGAAGAAAGCATTGGAATTAACAACGCTAAATGGATGCCCTCGGTGATGAGATACAAATTTGCCACTGAGAGAAATCTTGCTATTAGTTCACAAAATCAGACAAGTTATGAAACTAATGTTGATCAACGTAATTATTTAACACGGGCGTCTGATGAATTACTATCAAAAGTATTTTTAAATGAACCTGAAACAATTATATTAACACTAGAATCAGTGGGCAAATTAGATGCATTAACATGTTTAGAACGAGCTCTTACTGTTACTAAAAGTTGGCTTTACAGTTTTCAAAATAGTATTCTAGATCTAAGTCGTTTTTACAATACCAAAAGAAACCTAATTAATAGTTATATTGCCGAAAATCTTGACGTTAAAGTTGACACCTACTTGTTCCCAGAACTTATTCTTCAGGTTAATAATTGTAATGGCGCCTATTTACCATTAATTGCCGATAGTCTGTTACGGAGTCTAGTTGAAAGAGTTAGAAAGGGTTTAGCGAATGAGGATAGCCCACAATTAGAGCATATCAATAGACTCTATGAAATTTTAGAACATAATCGTTTACTTGAAAGTCAAAGGGGTTGGAGAGCAAGCGAATTTTATAAAGAAGATCAAGAACAAATTAAGGCATTAAAGCCTGAAGAAGAAGCAGTGGTTAATCAACTTAAAGGATACATTTCGAGTAAAGAATCTGAAGTAAAGAAAATTACCAGAGCTGGTCAAAGTCTCGAAGCTATCCGAAGAGCGTTACAAGAATTAAAGTTATTCGGACCCAGTTTCGAAGATCAATACTTAGCTAGTATCGAATCTGAACCAATGACCAATAAAGTTGATAGATTAGCTAATTTAGTCACTAACACTAAAATTGCCAGTCGTGTTCGTCATCCACTTAGGCCAGAATCCTATCTAACATTAAAATATCCACAGGAACTTTTAGACACTGTTAATATGAATACAGTTAGAAAATATTTTTATGAAGGACAATTCGGAGATGGAACTGACCAGGACCTTCTCAACTATTATAAAATTTTGGCCTTGACTCTGGAAATGTTTGGTGATCTTTACCAAAAAGTCGACCAATTGACTTTCCAAGTTCGTAGGAAATTTTTAGAAAAGGCTCCGCCACAACCAGCATATTTTAAATCGCGATTTGATTTTGAATATCGTCAAATGCTACGTCAAAATATCATAACACAATATCAAGAAGGTACTAATTATTATATGCCATATGTGGCCGAACAATTACATTCAGGTACTCCTGTTCGAGGTCAGCGAAAGTTGTTTTTAACGGAAGTGTTTTTCCTAAGCAAATTTGTAACCCCAGAAACTGAGCAAGATTATATTGTTTATTATGCAGGTGCCGCAGATGGTAGTCACCAAACAGTAATATCGAAAATGTTTCCAGGACTCAAATTCGTTTTATTTGATCCGAATTTTACTAAAATTCGCGAAGAATACAATGAAGGAAAACAACGTGGCAATATTTTTAGTTTAGATCATAGTCAAGATGGTCCAGGAGTCAAATTCTATGACCAAAAATATTATGGTAAAGTGACAAATCCGAAATTGGATACTAGGAACATCGATTTTAATGATGATAACCAATATCATATTTTCCCATGCTATTTCACCGAAGGGATTTGTCAAGATCTAGCCAAATTAGCAGGAGACCGTAAAATGTTATTTATCAGTGATTTACGTGTTATTCCCGAACGTCGGGCTGGTGTGGACTCAGTGACTTTTAATGTATTGACACAACAACAAGTTTATGACGATAATTATCTTCAATATGCTATCGTTAATACTCTAAACCAATCAGGTTACCTAGATGGTGGAATGGTTAAATTCCGTTTTCCTTATAAGGAAACCGTTAGTCAAATTCAGTTGAAAAAGTTAGCCGAAAATCATAGAACCCAAGAGATGAAAGTAGAAGAGACTTATTTAACTCCAAACCAATTTTACAAAGGAGAAGTCTATATTCAACCATATGCACCTGGCAGCACAACCGAATCACGTTTAATTGTTAATCGAGCCACTCTACAAGGTCGTCATAGTTTGGAAACCTATGATGATGTACGTTACGAGGAGTTCTTTAGTTATATTAACAATGTGGTTCGACGTTCAATGAAATTTTATACACCAGAATTGACTTTTAACTACCATCGCCAATATAGTCTGGCCAATAAGTATGACCATTTGTTGGAACTATTAATTTTAAATAGTTATGTAGTGAATTATCATCGGGAAGAAATCGATTCGGGTGCTAGAGATCCATTGGAACTGGTTTGGACACAGTTACAAGAAATTGAAAGTAATCCAACAATGTCACGAATCAACTGGAAATCAACTCTCTAAAGTATCTAATTTATTCATTCTTTTACCGCTCCGAATAATCAGAACGAAACCTCTTTCTGGCACCATAGCTAATATTACCTATAGATAATATAAATTAGCTAGTGTTATAAAACTAGATTTCTATAAGGTAATTGGCTGATGATTGACAAAGACATGAACTATATACGTAGATTCCATATTTACAAGCCTCATTAATATTCTTTGCCGATATGGGAATATTACTTTGGTCAAGAGTTGCTAGACTACATTGAGTTTTGGCCAAAAACTTATAAAATATTCGGTTGGTCCGAATAACACCTTCACTCGCTTTAGTTGCACCAGTTAGCAAGTCCCAATCAAGGTTGACCAAAAGAGCGTCCAATAATTCAATAGCACACTGCACATAATGTAGAACATTAGCTGAATGTACAGATGACTGGCATTGTCGTTTTTCTAGATCATAAATGAATTGGTAATGATTTCTGAGACGACAGAACTGTTGAATATTCATTTCAACCGTTTTTATCTGATAGTCATCACTTGTCAGCAAAAAGGTTAATTTAAGATTAACTTCAGGTTCTGGTTCTGGTTCAACCGATGGAGTCGGTTCAGGTTGAGGTTCAGGTTCAGGTTGAGGTTCAGGTTCAGGCTCAGCTTCAGGTTCAGGTTCTGGTTCCACTAGTATAGTATTTGGGCAATAGAGTGCAGAACCCTCTATAGATCTGCCTGGTACTATATAACATTTCTCATTACAGTAGAAAAAATCGATAGAGTCCCAGTTATCATCTTCAGCAATTAATGTAGTTAATTGTCCTTGGTCTAGACAACCTAGATATGAATTGCTTTGGGATTCTGCAACAAAATAACAGACTTCACCACATTCAATAATATAGGCTTCAAAAAAATCAGTATCACTACTGAACAATCTGGTTGCCGTATTACCATTAAGATACCAGAGACCGCGCATGGCTGCGCCACTGGGGCCTGGAGTTCCAGAAGCTATAAAATAGCAGGCCCCATTACATTCTGTAATATCTCCACTTCTGAAACCATCAGCTTCTTCAGCGGTGATCATAGGAATGCCAGTTTCACTCCAAACAGCCAATTTTCGGGGAGCACTAAAATTAGTGCCTACTAAATAACAATTATTACTACAATATTCTACAGTTAAGTCCGCGAAATCGACACCAGTTTCTCCACTAATAACAGGAATAAAATTGGTACCATCAAATTCCCATACCTTTAATGTAGGTACGAAATCGTTGGATTCAATTGTGAAGTAGTAACATTTTTGACCACATCTAGTTAATTCAGAAGAATCACCATGTGGGGCTTCTTCTACGTCAGTAGCACCGGATGGTGTAAGTTTCCAAAAATTTGATTCAGTTACATAATAGCACTCCCCACCACATTCAATTATACTGGGATTGAAATTACCGACTGTAGTATCTAATATGTTCGATTGGACCGTACAATCTACCGTCCAAATTTTTGAAACACCGAAACTAGCACTTGCGGCTAGATAACATGTATTAGCACACTCGGTAATAGGTTGTGTAATATTGATAATTGATACTCCTTCCTCTAATATGGTCTGATTATTAGGAGTCCCATCTAGACACAGACTCCCACTCTATCCGGGTCAAATGAATTAGTGGCCACTAAATAACAATCGTTACCACATTCAGTGATAATAGTCTCCCCATTAAATCCTGAACCTCCACCCATTGTGCTATCAATTGTTCCATCCACTAGTAAGGTTGTAGTATTTTGGTCATTTCCCAGGTCCCAAACACTTATGGTACCTGGGTTTGGATCAGGATAACCAAAATCTTTGGTTTGAACATAAAAAAAACAAGCCTCTCCACATTCCACAATGGTTGGCAAAAAACTATTATTATTGTCCTGCGGCAAAAAAATATCACCAACAATACCACTTTTTTCAACTATTTTCACTGGAGTATTAGAGTCATCTAATATCCAAATTCTGACTTCCGGTGGATCTTCGTCACTATATGCTATAAAATAACAGACACCTCCACATTCTCTTGTTGTAGCTTTATTAACCCCATCCCCTTCGGCATCATATTCAATCAATAATGTGAGCGATGTTCCACTTAGGAAATAAAGATTGACACCAAAGTTTCCAGTTCCTTCGCTAATAATTAGGTAACAACTAGAACTACATTGTCTGATTTCTGCTTTAAATGATCCCGACTCACTATTTTCTAAAAATGCGTCCAAACCTAAAGGATCATTTGTTCCGTCAATATTTCTTTCTGAAATAATAGATAAACCGGGAGTTATGGGATCAATCAAAGAAATATGCCAATAAAAGAGATCTAACCTGTTACCAGTTGCAATAAAATAACAGTTTCCGTCGCATTCATATACATCACCAGTGTCAAAAAATCTTTCATCATAGAGTAATGTTGGAGTTGGGTCACTTAGTAAATATAACCGAGCACCGGCAATTAAATAACAATCACCTCCACATTGCAATATACGTCCAGTCAATATACCTTCCACTGTTAACAATGGATCAGGCCCCACACTATTATTTTCTATTTCATAAACAAAAAGACTGTCATCTTCACCTGGTAGACTTGTTGCCAATATATAACAAACTCCCTGACAGTTAACTATCTCCAAAATATTGATTTGCAAGTCGCCAATAATATTTTGAAACCCTGCTGGATCCAAACCGCGACTACCAAATTCCATCTGGCCTGGACCCCGAATCATATTACAATTCGTCTTGATAGGTCTCACTGATTGATGATGCCTCTTCATGTATATATATATACAATATAGATTTTCCTGATTCATGTCTGATCATCTATTTTCTTTTCAAGAAAAAAAAAAAATGTTGTTTCTGAAATATTATCGAGTTTGTCTTCAACTGTTCTTAGTCTCTTGTTCCCTAAAATGAGTTCTAGTTTGATGTCTTTTTTTAATATTGTCATTATTAGCACATGTTTGTTTTTAGGCACTTCCTTGTTCGCGTATATTTTGGGATCTGATACTCCATGGTTAATTGGACTCGCTGCTCTAATGGGATATGGAATAATAATGGCCATTATTATTATTATGGGATTAGTAATAATCTGTTTCGCTTGTATTTGTTGCCCTTCTAATATAAAATATAGCAATAGTGACGATGATTCGCTAGACTTATGTGGAGCTGGCTGTTGTCTCCTATTATGCAGTGCTCTATTCGGATTGATCGGTACGGCTATTTTATTCCCAGATCAACTAGGCTTAGGAGTCGGTGCAGCTGCATTGGGTGGAGCCATGACAGGTGGTTTATTGTTATTAACTGGATTGGTATTAATAATAATATTGACATGTTGTGGAGTTACCTTGCATCTTTTAGGTGGTACCCTAAATAATAAACAATTTTTACCTGATGATAGACAAAGCAGCCATAACCTAACAACATTTGATCCAGTACCACCACCACTAAATTTTTCACATCATGAAAATAATGGCAATAACATTTTCGCACAACCCGATATGATATCAACGTATAACACCAGTGGTATCGAAACGCAAGTGTGATACTTCTTCAGATATATGCTTTGCGTTGAAGGATATTTTCATCATCTATTTGGTTCCATTCGCATGAGTCTTTTCCATAAATGCTTGTATAAATATTGGCATCGATTTTAGACTTCTCAATATTTTTTTTGATTTCTTGATATGTGCTACGTTTCAGCTCTTGTTCTTCTGTATCATTAGGTAAATACATAAAACGAATATTTCTGGAAATCAAAACACGTGATATGGTTTCTCTATCACTAATAGAATATTTTCCAGGTATTATTGGGCCTATAGGGATCTGTCGTTTCATATTAGGATACTTAGTCTGGGTATGTTTGTTATTAGACAACAATTTCTTGACTGGTATGGATTTGTCAGAATGATATTTATGTATTTGTGGATCTTCAAAATGATTCATAATTGGCTGTGGTAATGGTGGTAAAGTTAATTTCTCAAATTTATCATTTTTGTGGATTCGATGATAAATTTGACTTATTAAGTTATACGTCAAACTCCTTTCTTTATTTTGATTAAAAAATATCTCATCACGGCACATACTTTCTTCAATGATTAGTAGATTTTTATTACACAAAAAGTAGTCTTCCATGGATAAATATTAAACTTTTAATTAATTTTTTTACCAAGTTGTATTTTTTATGTGACATGTAGGTCTCAAGTCCGTTTTCCCATTGCAACCTGCTCGAAAAAATTCGACTGATCGACATCGTTCCCGATACTTTGGACATACTAATTGCATTCGTTTACAATATTCTCTTTCTAGTGTATATCCCCAACGTTTAAGTTGTTCCCTGGTTAAATTTGCTTCGATTGGATATTTGTCCAAATGTTCCTTCAAAGTCTCTTTAAAATATTTAAAAGGTGTGATTTCTGCCAAAAGATAGAAAAAATCAAGATAAGCCTGGTATCTTTTAGGATCTTTCTTTGCGAAGGACGCTTGGGTTGGGAAATTAAAAAGAACACTATACATAAAATCCCAACCTGGAGTCGCACCTGTCACCGTAAATGGTAGATCACATGGATGTTCGTTGAAATTCTTGACAAAGTCCAAATATTTACGATAAACTTTAGGAAAAGAACGATTATATTCAACATATAATCCCTGATTATATAACTTGTCATTCACTTTATTATGCATTTGGTAGACCCAATGACTCAAAGTGTCTCGGTTTTCAAGATAATTTTCTACTGGAAGTTCGGTAATATATTGGTAAAAACTGTCACGACAATAGATACAAGGCAAGATCAATTGTAAAGTTTTAAAGAAATCGTAGTAGAGTTGCTTCGTTTTTTTAGATGGTCTCTGTGGATAATTAGCAGCAATAGAATGAAGTAGTCTCCAGCCATCAGGTCCCCAAAAACGAGTATCCATTTCTTTGATAACCTATATCTAAATAGAATAAATTTGAACTTCTTTCACAAAATTATTAATGATATTAGTACTTCTTTTTGTAATATCTTTATATCTCCTTTCTCTCTATCTTACTCTCACCGCCTTTATTTTTCAATGTACTAATTTTATCTCCAAAGTTTTAGAAGATAGATTATATAAATTTCATGGTGAGACAAAAAGCCTGTATTATAGTAATTTTCTCTTAACCAAAGCCGATCTTGAGGACTGTCTCAGACTTTTGATCATCAAAGAATCTAACTTAATCTATTTTTGGCCTATTTTGGCTTACCAATTAGTAAATTGTAATTGTATAAAGTTTAAAGTTTTAGATTATTATTGTGACTTATTCTTATCTAAAATTTGGAAAAGAATAGACCAGGACCTTCTGCTTCTCTTTTTACGTCAGGAAATATTGGCCATACCTGCCAAATTTTTAATAGGTTTGAAACAATTAGCTAAAAACGGTACACTGAAATATGACTACTATGTAATACTAAATTGCGGTCATTTTATTTCGTGGGCTTCTATCGATCAACACGGAACTTTCAAAGAACTAGAGAATTATGGCAAAGAGTTGCTACTACAAAACAAGATTGGAAATAAATGTAGAACATGTCACCAAGATATTTGTTATTTTACGGTAGTTAACCGAAACTTTTTGGAAAATGTGATTCGTATTAGTGATCAGGAGACTTTAGTTTGTCCTTTAACATTAAAGCAGTTAGAAGGTAATGACCAAATTCTTATGTTGCCTTGTGGTCACTTTTCTCTTTTAAAGCCAGGAATAAAATGGTATCTTAACGAATTAAGGTGTCATTACTGTAATCAAAAAAGAGCTTTCTTAGATTTTACACGACCATTTCCTATGAAAAGATATCGTCGACTAGAGTCTAATAATGACATTAATATTACTTCAGCATTGATATTACCAATACAATTCTACGAAATCCTGAATTATTATAAACAGTTACTAATTTCTTGATCTAAGAATGGCTGTGTAACTATTTCTAACACAATCTTCCAGTGTTGACTTTGGGCACCATCCCAACATTTTAATTTTCGAAGAATCACTATAAGAAACAGAAACGTCACCTGGTCTTCGCGGGGCAAACTGATAATCTAATTTGATTTCATTAACCAATTCATACGTTTCTACTAACTCTAATACTGAAATAGAATATCCAAGACCAACATTATATACGTTATAATTATCAGTAGTGCCTAAAATAGAGGATTCAAGTACAATTACATGAGCACTGGCCACGTCTTCAACTGAAATATAATCTCTTAGACAAGTACCATCATTAGTAGAATAATCGGAACCAAAAATCTGGAAAGGTTGACCATTTAAAATACTTCTAGCAATGATTGGAAAGAGATTGGTGGCTTGGTTTGGGTTATCAGCTAACAGACCACTAGGATGGTTACCTACTGGATTAAAATAGCGAAGACTGGTAATTCTGAAATTTTTTTTGTATTTGGCAACGTCTTCTAGAATTCTTTCAGTTAAATACTTGGTCGTGGCATAGGGATTGGTTAATCCGACACCAGTTTCACTTGTTTCTCGGTGTGGTAAAGTATTTGCGGGATTATAAATAGCAGCCGAACTAGAAAAGACTAAAGAATTACAACCCGATTGTTCCATACCTAAGAGGATATTAGTAATAATACCGAAATTGATAGAATG